ATAGAAAGATTTTTTTGATTTTAAGAAAACAAACTAATATATATGTATATATAGTTATAAGTCATTAGGAGTAAAAATGATTAACAAACAACAATTAGTTCGTTTCATTAATAAATATTATCTGAGTGGTACAGTTGAATCAGTAGTATTTAATAGTGATACGAGAAATCAACAATTAGGTACACGATTTGTATCATCTGATAAAAGTTTATTAGGTGAAGTAAAGATGGATGATTGGCATTATGAAGATGCTGACATCGGTGTATACAATACTGAACAATTACTGAAGTTATTAGCAGTATTAGATGATAAGATTGAATTTTCTATAAATAAAGCTGGAGATAAATCAATTTCAGTTAAATTATCAGATGCATTGTCTTCTGTTAATTATATATTAAGTGATACATCTATCATTAATAAACCACCTCAGTTAAAAAATATACCTGATTTTGAATTAAGTATAAATGTAACACCTCAATTCATTAACAAGTTTATTTCTGGTAAATCAGCATTAACTGAAACTGATACGTTTACTGTTATTACAGATGAAACATCAGCTAAATTAGTTATTGGTTATTCACCCATAAATACAAATAGAGTAGTTATACCAGTTACTACTACAACATTTGAAAACATAGATAATATTTCTTTTAATGCAGATTTATTCAAAGAAGTATTATATTCAAATAAAGAATGTGAAAGTGCTTTACTAGAAGTTAGTAGTGAAGGATTAGCTAAAATTAGTTTTAAAGTAGATAACTTTACGTCTACATACTGGTTAGTAGCAATACAAGATGTTGATTAATGAGTAATACACTTTGGGTAGAAAAATATCGACCTTCAAATCTTGATAGTTATATTGGAAATGAACATTTAAAAAGTAAGATTGAAGTTTATTTAGAGAGTGGAGATTTACCGCACCTTTTGTTATTTGGCAAAGCCGGTACAGGTAAGACTACTCTCGCTAAATTGCTTGTCAAGAATATAGAATGTGATTATCTATATATTAATGCTTCTGATGAAAACAACGTAGATACTGTTAGAACTAAAGTTAAGAACTTTGCTTCAACTATCGGTTTCAAAGATATGAAGATAATTATATTAGATGAGTGTGATTACATCACACCAAATGCTCAAGCTGCACTTCGTAACATAATGGAAACATTCTCGAAACATTGTAGGTTTATTCTAACTTGTAATTATGTAGAGAGAATTATCGACCCGATACAATCAAGATGCCAATCATTTCAGATTATACCTCCCGATAGAAAACAGGTTGCATATCATATGTCAAGTATTTTAGAACTTGAAAATATCGACTTTAAAAATGAAGATATTGTTCCTATTGTCAATGGTTGTTATCCTGATATTAGACGTGTTATAAATTCTACACAAAGACAAGTAGTAAATGGTAAACTTGTAATAGATAAAGATACAGTAATACAGAGTGATTATAAATTACAATTATTAAAAATATTAAAAGAACAAGATAAGAAAAATGCATTTAAAAATACAAGACAATTATTAGCGGATTCACAAATTACAGATTTTGCTGATTTGTTTCGTTTGTTATATGATGAAGTAGATGGATACGGAAAAGGACACTTAGCAGAATGTATTTTGATTATCGCAAGATATGAATTATCAGACAGTCAAGTAGTAGATAAAGAAATCAATGCTATGGCTATGATTATAGAATTACTAGGAGTTATAAAGTAATGAATGAAAAATTATGGGGTGAAATTCAAAAAAGAAATACGAAAAAAGCCACCCAGAAAACTGGTGATGAAAAACATATATCAGTACACGAAAATAAGATTTATTATTACGCTGGAGTTAACAGAGATAGTGCATCTGAGTTAAATAAAAAGATAGGTGAGATAGAGTCTAAAGGGTTAACCTTGTGTAATACATTGGACTTAGACCAACCACCAGCATTAAAAATATTTATCAATTCAGGCGGTGGTTCAGTAGTAAGTGGTATTTCATCAATGGATACAATACTGAGAACAAAAGTTCCAGTGCATACTTATGTGGATGGATTTGCAGCAAGTGCAGCAACATTCATTTCAGTAGTTGGTAATGTTAGATTTATGAGTAGAAATTCTTATATGTTGATTCATCAATTATCTTCTCAATTATGGGGTAAATATTCTGAAATAGAAGATGAAAAAAAGAATTTAGATTTAATGATGGAAACAATAAAAAACGTGTATAAGAGATATACTAAAGTTCCAACAAAAAAATTAGATGAAATATTAAAACACGATTTATTGTGGGACGCTAAAACGTGTTTAAAGTATGGATTAATAGATGAAATTATTTAGGAGTAAAAAATGACAACAAAACCTATGAAACCTCTAAAGAAACCTCAATCAGCACAAGTTCAAGTTGATTTAAGAGATGCAGAAACAATTAAATGTAGTAGTTGTGATAACTACTTATTTATAACTTCATTCATATTAAAAAGATTATCAGCTATAGTATCACCGAGTGGTCAAGAAGCACTTATTCCAGTACAAGTTTATAGTTGTGGAAATTGTGGTCAAGTTGCTGAAGGATTTTTAGAAGGTAGTGGTTTAGAAGAAGAAAAAAATACAGATAGTTTTCCAAGTTTGGATATATGAGTGAAAAAAGAAAAAGTCTGTTCGACCACGTAAGACAAATAACAGCGGTTCAAAGTCCTAATTATTGGGAAGAGATATCAGACGAAGATAAGAAGTCTTGGTCTAATTATATGACACATAGATTTTTATCTATGAAAATGGAATGGGTTGAGTTAGTAAATGAATTACAAAAATATAATTTACAACCAAAAGAATTATACAAATTATACACCAATGTATTACCGAAGAGTAAACAATGGTTAAAATATATTAAGAGGAGAAATCAAATGGAACATCCAAATTGGTTAATCAATGTAGTAGCAAATCACGAACAAGTTAGTAAAAAAGAAGCATATGATATGATTGAAATGTACTATCTTAGCGAAGGTGGTATGTTAGAGTTAGGAGAACTTTGTCAGAAATGGGGAGTTGAACCTAAGAAGATAGAAGAGGCTGGTTTAAATGTAATTGGTAGTATAGGTGGATATACGGCTGGAAACGGGTAAAATAGATGAAAGTTATAAAAGATTCTAAGAATATGTCTAAAGTGGCTAAGGCTGAATCTGTTATAGAACAAATGGAACGAGAATGGCCTGAAATGACCAATGAGTTTAAGAAGATACAAAAAGAACAATATGAATTGTTTTTACATAAACAACACGATTATGGTCCAGGTAATATTTCAGTCGGTACACAACTACAAACACCAGAAGAAGTAAAGTTATCACTTACAGGTTTATGGTTCAGAATGAATGATAAGATTCAGAGATTAAAGAATTTGTTAATGAGTGGACGTGATAACGCAGTAGAAGGTGAAACTGTAGAAGATGCTTATCTTGATGTATCTAACTATGGTATAATGGCAACTGTAGTTAGTCGTGGAAAATGGGGAAAATGAAAAGAGTAAGTTATAGTCAATATAATCAATGGGTTACTTGTCCATACAAATGGAAATTAAATTACATTGACGGTTTAGGTGAATATACTGATAGTATTCATACTTTATTTGGTACAAGTATGCACGAAGTGTTACAGACATATCTTACTGTAATGTACAATGATACTATTAAAATGGCTGACGCTCTTCCGTTAGATGAAATGTTGTTACATAGAATGAAAAAAAATTACAATGAAATAATGGAAAAGAACGGCGGTGAAGTTTTTTGTGAACGAGAAGATATGGAAGAGTTTTATTCACACGGTCTAGCTATTCTTGACTGGTTCAAGAAAAAACGTAATATGTATTTCAGTAAGAAAGGTTATGAGTTAGTTGGCATTGAAGTTCCGATAGATTATACAATGAATGCTGGTTTACAGTTTGTTGGATATATTGATGTACTTTTATATGATGTTAGAAGAGATAGATATAAAATCATAGATATTAAGACTTCTACGATGGGTTGGAATAAGTGGATGAAAGCAGATAAGAATAAAACAGACCAGTTATTATTATACAAATACTTTTATGGTGCACAACACGATATTCCAGTAGATAAAATTGATGTAGAATATTTTATTGTAAAACGTAAACTATATGAGAAAGTAGATTTTCCTCAAAGAAGAGTCCAAACATTTCAACCAGCAAGTGGTACACCAAGTATAAATAAACTTATGAATAACTTAAATCAATTTATAGATGAATCTTTTATTGACGGAGAATATAACTTAGAACATAATTATATTAAACAACCATCTAAGAAAAATTGTAGGTTTTGTGAATTTAATCAAACAGAACATTGTGATGTAGGAGTCAAATAATGTTATCTAAAGTAAGCTTAAGACTAAAATTATCAGATTTTATTGATACTGATATAGAAGAAGAAGTTATAAGTAAAATTAATAAAACAAACTATGATTTAAACATTGTTATATTGTTATATTTGTGGTATGATGAGGGTGAAATAGACAGTAAAACTTTAAAAAAGTTTTTAATGCGATGGGAAGACGTGTTACAATTTAAAACAGTAATAAAACAGGGTAGTAAAATGAGACCAAATGAATTTGTATTTTGGGATATTAAACCTGAAAATGTAGAATCAAATGATTGGTCTAGGTTTACTTGCAGTTATTATGACAAAAAAAATATATTAAAGGGTCTTGATAAATTTTATGAATATACAAAATTTATTACAACAGAAACAAAACCAGTTAAGAAGCAGAAAAGAAACGATTACGAGGATTAAAATCGGTATCGTTGGTAGTAGAGCTTATACTAACAAAAAAAGAATAAAAGATTTATTATTTGAAATAAGAGATAAATATGGTGATGGAGTAGAAATAGTAAGTGGAGGTCAACGAGATGGAGCAGATGGACACGCTAAGAAGTTTGCATTAGAATTAGATATGAACTACGTAGAATTTCCACCGGCTCATTATAGTTGGAACATGCATTGTAAATTACCAGCTACAAAATACAGTAAACCGTACTATGTAACAAATTACTTTAAAAGAAACAAACAAATAGCTGAATATAGTGATATAATAGTAGCCTTTATACCAGATGGAGTTGAATCAAAGGGTACTATGAATACAGTTAATTATGCAACTGAAAGAAATAAATTAGTAAAAATATTAGATTAATATATATTTATATATGTATATATTAACGAGGTTTTATATGGAATATAAATTAACATCTGTAAAGGTTTTAAGAGACCTATACAAGAAATTTAAAAGTTGTAATTTAGATGATGAATTTACATTACAAAAATTAGTAAACCGTTCAATGGATTTATACATATTGGACGCTAAATTTAAAACTCAAATTAAAGAATGGAAAAACTTGAAACCAAGTGGGAGTAGATTATGAATTTAAGGAATGACTTATTAAAAGCTAGTAAAAAACATTTTGAGGCTCATATTGAAAAACATAGAATTAACATTGAAAATATGTTAAACAATACAGTAGGTGTCGGAGACCACCCTGATGTGATGGACAGTATAGAAAAAGAACTTGAAGTTATGTCAGTTTATGCTGACAAGTTAGAAATGTTAGATTATTTTGATATATCTTTAAATGATAAAAAATTATTAAACGGTTAGAGGTTATAATGGATAAGAAAAAGATTTTGCTACTATCAGATGATTTAAGAATGTCGTCTGGTATTGGTACAATGTCAAAGGAGTTTGTTTTAGGAACGTGTCATCATTATGATTGGGTACAAGTTGGTGGTGCTATAAAACATCCTGAACAAGGTAAAGTTGTAAATATGGATGAATCAATACAGAAAGAGACTGGTGTAAAAGATGCTAAATTAACAATATATCCAGTTGATGGTTATGGTAATAATGAGCTACTTAGACAGATTGTGTCAATCGAAAAACCAGACGCAATTCTACACTACACGGACCCAAGATTTTGGCGTTGGTTATATGAAATGGAACACGAGATTAGACAGGAGATGCCTATTTTTTATTATAATATTTGGGATGATTGGCCTGCACCTCATTATAATGAATGGTTTTATGAATCTTGTGATTTAATTATGAATATATCTAAACAGACTGTCGCTATTGTGAAAGATGTTTGGAAAAAACATCCACCTGAAGATTGGCAAGTAACTTATCTACCACACGGTGTAAATTCTGATTTCTATCCGATAACTGTATTTGATGATGAGTATGAAAAAGTACAAAATATGAGAAAACAATTAACAGATGATGATGTTGAATTTATATTTTTTTACAACAATAGAAATATTAGAAGAAAGATGCCAGGTGATATTATACTCGCATTCAAAACATTTTGTGATACACTATCTGAAGAAGAGGCAAACAAATGTGCATTGTTAATGCACACTCAACCAAAAGATGAAAATGGTACAGATTTACCTGAAGTTGCAGCTGCATTATGTCCAGAACTTAAAGTATATTTTAGTGATAGGAAAGTTGAACCGAATCAATTAAATTGGTTATATAATATGTCAGATGTTACTATTAACATCGCATCAAACGAGGGATTCGGATTAGGTACTTGTGAATCTCTAATGGCAGGAACACCAATCATTGTTAATGTTACAGGCGGATTACAAGACCAGTGTGGATTTAAATTGAAAAAATATGCACCAGACCGTACAGGATTTACTGAAGCATTGTTAACTGCAGATGATTATTGTGAAATAAAATCGTTGCATGATGATAGGAAGTGGAAAGATAATGAAGATTTAACTTGGGGTGAATGGGTAAAACCTGTTTGGCCTTCAAATCGTGCTCTTGTGGGGTCTATACCAACACCATATATTTTCGATGATAGATGTAGATTTGATGACGTAGCTGTTGCAATGAAAGAATGGTATGAAATGGATTCAGATGAACGTAAAGAATGTGGTATGAAGGGTAATCAATACGTTAATGATGAAAGAGTGATGATGACAGGTAAAATGATGTCTCAGAATTTTATAGACCAGATGGATAAGGGTTTCGAAATGTGGAAACCAAGAAAACGTTACAGTATTTTTAAAGCTTAGGAGTTATAATGAGTAAACCAGTATGTTTAGTTACTGCACCTGTTGCCACAAGAAGTGGATATGGTGCTCACAGTAGAGATATATGTAGAGCATTAATTAAATTAGATAAATATGATGTAAAAATTTGGAATGTTCGTTGGGGAAATACATCAATGAATGCATTAGTTGGAGATGACCCAAATGACAAAATGCTTATTGATAGGCTGTTAGATGAACCAAAACTACCAACACAACCAGAGATACATATTCATATAGTAATACCAAATGAATTTCAAACATTCGGTAAGTATAACATTGGTATTACTGCTGGATTAGAAAAAACAGCATGTCCACACGAATGGATTGACGGTATGAATAGAATGAATATGAATATTGTACCATCAACTTTTGTTAGAGATGTAATGAAAAATGTATATTTTGATGTAGCTGATGAGAAAACTAAAGAAGTGAAAGGTAGTTTAAAAGTTGAAAATCCAATTGAAGTTTTGTTTGAAGGCGCAGATACGAACATTTATAAAAAAACTAATAAATTTTCAAAAACGTTAACCGATGAAATGAAAAATGTTGAAGAAAATTTTAATTTTTTGTATGTAGGTCATTGGTTACAAGGTAATTTAGGTAAAGATAGAAAAGATACTGGTATGATGTTAAAAGTTTTTCTTGAAACATTTAAAGATAAGAAGAAAAAACCAGGTTTAATAATGAAAGCAAGTGGAGCAACATTTTCAGTTTTAGATAGAGAAGATATACTTGATAGAATAAAAGTTGTTAAAGAATCAATAGGTGGTGATTTACCAAATGTATATTTAATGCACGGAGACTTTACTGATGATGAAATGAATGAGTTATATAATCATCCTAAAGTAAAAGCTCACATTAATTTGACACACGGAGAGGGTTTTGGTAGACCTTTACTTGAAGCTTCAATATCACAAAAACCAGTTATAGCTTCTAATTGGAGTGGACATTTAGATTTTTTAAGTAAAGAGAACGCTGTTTTAGTAGGTGGTGGTTTACAGGATGTACCGAAAGAATCGTTTCCAGATAATATGTATGTAGAAGGTTCTAAATGGTTTACTGTAAATTATCAAGAAGCTTCTGCAAAAATGAAAGATGTATATACTAGGTATAAAAAATATACTCTTAATGCAAAGAAACTTGGTATAGTAAATAAGTCTAAGTTTTCACTAAATGCTATGACACGAGACTTAGGTAAGATATTAGACAAATATGTACCTGAATTTCCAAAAGAAGTTAAACTTGAATTACCTAAACTAAAGAAAGTAGATTCAACTGAACAACCAAAAATAAAGTTACCGAAGTTAAAGAAAGTCTAAGTTATGTATAAAAAATTGTTAAAACTTTTAGATAGAAATCATAATAAAAAGTTAGATTGGCATGAAGTACTACTTCCAACACCAGATATAAATAAAAATAAAAGAATTGATTGGTGGGAAGCAGTAATAGGTATTATGTTTATGATAACATTTTACGGACTTTTAATAAGTGGTGCTCTTCTCTTCAATTATTTAACAAATAAATACGGATTTTAAAAATGGAAAAAGTAATAGATTGTCCTGTATGTTATGATACAGATAGATGTTTTGAAGATATACAAGAAGAGTATAGTTCTTATTTATGTTTTAATTGTGGTTATATGAGTGATTCTCGTTATGAAGTAGGAAGTTTAAAACTTACTGATAACCTTAAAAATTCACCTAAATTAATACAGGATAGAAAATACATAGATAAACAACGTAATATTGTTTGGTTTTTGGCTGTAATAAATATGGGTGAATTAGGTATGGTTTTTCCTGAAGGTAATGAAAAAGGATATGAATGGAAATATGCAAAAGTTGTTGAAATACCCGAAGCTGAACGTGAGAAGTTTAATAATTATGATAGAAGACTTGACGTAGAAAACGCAAAAACATTTGGAATGCATGATTTTTTAGATGCATGTAAAGAAATGGGAATAACAAAGGATATAGCATAAGATGCCTAAACAAGTATACACTTGGGGAAAAGTAACAGCTGGAGATATTATATCTTTTAGATATAAAGGAAAAAAACCAACCGGTACCCTAACTACTTTACTTGTATTAAATCCGAGAATGCCATATAAAAGAAAAGATGATACTAAAACTTTTCATTTGATTGGATTGAAATTAGAAGACAGAGGTACTATTCCAACGATTAAGAGTAAACCACTACTTGTTCAGCTATTAGAAAGAGTCGGTGAAATACAAGTAGTTGATGATGAACAAGGTATTTTTAGGGTAGAGATAACAGGAGTAGGTCCACGTGGAGTTACCCAAGCTACGTATAATAAAATAAAAAAATATATAGGAAAACACGCAGTATACAGGACATATGATTATATGAAAGCTAAAAAGTCAGCTGTTTTCTTAGAACCAATAACTTTACCAAAACCATTAGTAGAGGTTTTAATTGAAAATTAGTTATGGTATCACAGTTCACAATGAGGCTGATGAATTAAATAAGTTATTAGAAATTCTCATTCATAAAACAGACAAAGAAGATGAGATAGTTATATGCGATGATTATTCAGATGAGAAAACTCAAGAAGTTATAACAAGTTGGTGTCAACAATATGGACACGAAGATATGAAAGTCATAAAAGTTTATCAGAGAAAACTTGAAGGTGATTTTGCAGCACAAAAGAATTCAGTAATAGAACATTGTAGTGGAGATTATATATTTCATTTAGATGCTGATGAATACCCACACGAAATTTTATTAGAACAAATAAAACAGATTTTAGAAATAAATGAAGTAGATTTAGTTTGGATACCACGAGTAAATACAGTTGAAGGACTTACTGATGAATGGGTAAATAAGTGGAGATGGAAAGTTACAGAAAATGGTTGGGTAAATTATCCTGATTATCAGGCTCGTGTATTTCGTAACGATGAAAATATAAAATGGGAAAGAAAAGTACACGAGTACATTGTAGGTTGTAAAACATATGCACATTTACCACCTCACGAAGAACTATCTTTGTATCACCCTAAGACAATCGATAAACAAATACAACAAAATGAATTTTACAGTACACTATGAAAAATGTATTAATATATAATATAGTTGATGATAAAAAGAGGTACGATAATGAACTTCTATTTAATTATTTCAGAGCACAAGTTGATAATAGTTTAAGATTTGGTTGGAAAAAAGAAGATATTATTATCGGTACTAATTTTGAATTTGAACATAACGGTGTAAAAAATATAGAACTTAAAAATGTATGTACAATAAATATATTTAATAATAAGTGGTATGGTATTTTAGAATTAATGGATGGTGGTTATTTAGAAGATGATTTTTGGTTTCACGACCAAGATTCTTGGCAAGTAAATGAAGTTAATTTTCCTGAGTATGAAGGTGAAATTGGTGGGTGTACATATGTGTATACACCAGAATGGAATACCTGTTCGATGTTTTTAAAACAATCATCAAAGTATGTTGTTAAGTACGTAGTTGATTTTATGGAACTTAATAAAGAAGCTAATTTTTATAGTGATGAAAATTATATATCAATTTTAAGACAAAATAGTGATATAAAAAATTTATTAACGACACTTAATAATAAATATAATGTTGGATTAACACATATGGAACAACGATATGAGGCTGCTAATAAACCAGTATGTTCGTTAGGATTTCAACCACACGTTCAAAATTCGTGGGATGTTTTTATTGAAGGTAGAAATCAATTAAATATTAAGTTAGTAGATAATGAAATGATAGAATTATTTAAACAATATAATTTAGTACCGGAGTAGTAATGGAAAACGTTGTAATATTTGGACCTTGGTGTGGTGAGTTTAGTTATGAATTAAGTTGGTGGAATCCAGGTATAAGAAAACTTAGAAACGAAGATTTTAAAGATTACAGAGCAGTTCATATTGGATATAAAGGTAGACGAGCTATGTATAAAGATTTCATAGATGACTATGTATCATACCCAAAAGAAATTGAAGATACATTAGGTTACCCAGCAGCTGGTGGTCAACATATAATCGATGTTGGTGAAGTTATACCTGAAAATCTAAAAGAATTTATGTATAAAGTAGCGGGTGAGTATCAAGATAAAGGACACGAAGTTACATTATATCAAACTGACCCACACGCATATAATGATGGTAAACATATTTATGATGAGGAACCGTTCGGTGATTATGTCAATTATGAAGTTAATTCAGAAATGTACGATGAAATTAAAAAAGAAGTAGAAGAATACTTTTCAGATGGTAGAGATACAATAGCGTTGATGGCTAGAATTAGAGATAGAAATCGAGGTGAAAATACAGGTGGTTGTTATTTAAACTGGAATCCTGATAGTTGGGAAATATTTTTAGATAGAGTAATAAATGAATTAGATACGAATATAGTTGTTATAAACCTTTCAACAAGTGGAGCAGCGGGTGGTGCTATGAGTTTTGAAGATACTAAGTTATATGAAGATAATAAAGAACGTATAATGACTATTAATTTTGATGATGATGAAGATTCATTAGATAGACAATTAGCTTTATTGAAAGCAACGAAGTGTAGTATTTACGGAGCAAGTGGTTCAGCAGTGTTACCGTTCTTTGTAAAGACACCAACGTTTACACAACAAACAGTAGAAGAAGGGTTTAGATTAAGATATAAGTGGGAAAGAGATTTGACAGATAATTTAAAAAATGTAAAAGTATTTGATAAGTATCGTAGTGGAGAAGATGTATATAATTCTTCACCAGATGAATTGTTTGATGAGTTTAAAGAATTTTATAGGAGTTTAGTATGATAGGTCTTAAATCAAGTGTAGCACAAAAAGGTAGATATGTTACTCAGATAGTACATTTTGTAGGTGGACATTGTAAAACAATACACGGAATAGATACAGAAACTATTGAACAAGGTCAGTTCACAAAGTTTCATACTAAAGATAATGTTATGGTATTGATTCACGACCCTAATGTTTTAATGATTGAAGTTTTTGAGGAAGATGATAATGGAAATTAGAGAAAATATGTTACCGGTTTTAGGTCCTAAAGGTGGAGAAGAAGAAGTTCAAGCACTTAGAGAAGTAATCGAAAGTGGTTGGTGGGGAAAAGGTCCTAAAGTTGCAGAGTTTGAAGAAAAGTTTGCTGAGATGGTTGGACATAAATATGCAGTAGCTGTTACAAGTAACTCACACGGTCAAGATTTAGTAATGAAGGCTATGGGGTTTAACGGTATTGATGTAATTAATCCAGCTATATCTTTTATAGCTACAGCAATGGTACCTCTTTGGAATAATTGTACATCTAACATAGTTGATGTAAGAAAAGATACTTTATGTATTGACCCTGATGATGTTGAACGATATAAGAAACCGAATAGTGAAGTATTAATTTCAGTTGATGAGGCCGGTGTTAGTGCTGATTACAAGATGTTAAGAAAAGTATTTGGTGGATTTATATTACAAGATACAGCTCATAGTTGTTGGACACCAGGTGCAGGGCTTGACGGTGATGTGGCTGTTTGGTCATTTCAAGCAGTTAAGACAATGCCAGCAGGTGATGGTGGTATGATTACTACAAATGATAAACAGTTAGCTGATAAATGTAGAGAGATGACTTGGTTTGGTGTATCTTCTACTTGGAGTAGAGCTCAAGGTAGAAGTGGTAAACCTGGATATGCTTGGGATTATGAAGTTGATTTACTTGGATACAAATATTATATGATTGATATAATAGCTGCAATATGTTTAGAACAAATGAAAAAGTTACCAGAACATTTAGAATTTAGACGACACGTACAATCAAGATATAATTCAGAATTAAATTCATTCATTGAAAGACCACCTCATTCAGAAACAGTTCAATATTATGTAAGTAGAGTACCGAGTGAACATAGAGATTCTATGATTGAATATCTTACTGATAAAAAAATCCACACCTCAGTACATTTTAAACCTTTGTATTTATATGATGTTTTAAAACAAGATAGAGAATATCCAGTAGCAGATACAGAGTGGAAAAAGTTTTTGACACTACCTTGTCATAATAGAATGACAGAAGAAGATATTGATTATGTAATTTATTGGGTGAACAAATACTTTGAAGACAATATATAATATAGAAAATACTATCAATCTCGATACTAATCCTTGCTTCAATAGTGAAGATACATATCCAGATTTTCAAGAGGATTTGATTAAATTCAAAACTCATTTGAAACAACTGGTGCATGATGGTTCTTCAAAAACATTTTATAAGTTTGGTGACGGAGATTATTATTTTTTAACAAAACAAGCAGTAGGTAGTGCTACACCTGGTAATAGAGCATTAAGTTTATCTTATGAAGATATAAATCATCAAGAATTTATAGAAGGTGCTAAACTTAATGATTATTATACGTGTGAAATATATCCAGAAAATAGAAAAATGTTTGATGATGTTATTAGTAAATCTATTGATTATCCAGCTGAATATGGATATGGTCTTGTTTCAAATAAATGGTTCTTTAAAGAATTTTCAGGTAAGATTGGTTTAATCGGTGCAAGTGAAAAATTATATCTTATTGAAGAACTTATGAAGTATGACGAGTATAAAGAATATCTCGGTTTAGATTATTTTGTTGATTATATTCATTATCCACAAAAATATGCTTGTGATGATATAGATTTAGTTGAAGAATTTGTAGGTAATCAGTTGAAAGAAGCTCAGTCAGATATATTTCTTTTAGGCATAGGTCATTCTAAAAGTGGTATATTACATAAGTTAAAGAAATATAAGGATGCTGTATTTGTAGATGTAGGGGCTGGTATAGATAATATAGCAGGTTGTATAAATATACGTAGACCTTATGCTGGTGATTGGACAAACTATAGAATCAAAGACTATGATTATTCACAAATAGATTATCTACGATATGGTGGTGAAGGTAAAGAAATAATATTATGAAAATTTATATATCAACTTCGAACAAATATATTCATTTAATGGAAACTTTTCAGTATTTATTTAACAAATTTTGGAGTGATACACAAAGAGTAACAATACTAGGATATGAAGAACCAAAATTTAAATTGTATAAAAATTTTGATTTTATATCCTTAGGTGAACAAACAGGAATACAAGATTGGTGTTCTGATTTAAGAAATTTTTTAGATACAATAGATGATGAATATTTTATTCACGCAGTGGATGACCAATTTATTATAAGACCCGTGAACCAAGAAATGGTAATGTATCTATATAATTTGATGGGAGATGATGTAGGTAGGATTGCTCTTGAAACTGCAGCAAGAACTAAACCACATAAAGTATTACATACTGAAGGAGAGACACAAGTTATTGAATTAGACCAGGAAGCTAATTATAGGTTATCAGTTGTACATTCGATTTGGAATAGAAAATATATGATGAACTATTTAGAAGATAATATGAATCCTTGGGAATTTGAATTACAGGCAAGTGAAAAAGCTAAAAATGATGGATATAAAATATTAGGAACTGAAAAAAATCACCCTATTTATTGTAGTCATACAGTAAGAAGAGGTGATTTTGAAAATTTAGATTTTACAATATATGACGGTTATGATATAACAATCGATGATGAAACTTTAAATGAATTAAAAGTATTGGAATTAATTAAATGTTAAAAAATTGGGTATATTATATGCGAGAGGGTATAAAATCTATGTTTAAAAGTAAAAAACAAAAAAAACTTGAAGCAAAGATGAAAAAAAAAGGTAAAAAGTGAAATTTACATTCGGTATAATAACCTCAACACAAGTACCTGTTGAAGTTATACAATCAATTAATAGTTTAAATATTCCAGAGTATGAAATAATAGTGATAGGTGGTGGATTGAAACCTTGGTATGATAATGTAATTCATAAACCATTTGACGAGAATTCAGGTCCTTATACATTAAAGAAAAATTTAATAACTAAATATGCAAAATATGAAAATATAGTTTACACTCACGATTATTTAATATTTGATAATAATTGGTATGAAGGATTTAAAAAGTTCGGTGATGATTGGGATATATGTATGAATGTTATACAAAATCAAGACGGAACACGATTTAGAGATTGGTGTGTGTGGGATGACCCCACTTTATGTTATAATGTTGAAGGTTATAGTCATAGAGTTATTTTAGCACCATATGATTATAAAAAAATACATTATATGTATATTTCTGGTTCTTATTGGGTAGCTAAAAAGAGTGTTATGGAAGAAAATATGTTAAATGAAAATTTAGGTTGGGGTGAGGGAGAAGATGTTGAATGGTCAAAGAGAGTTCTTTCAAAGTATTCTTATAAAATGAATACACATTCAATAACAAAATCTTTAAAATATAAAAAATTATCTGCAGAAATAATACCAGAGGTATTAATATGATAAAACTTATTATATTTGATTTAGATGGTGTATTAGTAGATGCACGAGAATTACATTACAACGCATTGAATAAAGCACTTGAATCTATTGGTAAAAAATATATTATTGAACGAGAAGAACATTTATCTACTTATGATGGGTTATCCACTACTAAAAAATTAAATCTATTATCAGAGAATAAAAAATTACCTAAAGAACTTCACGATAGTGTTTGGAGAGTAAAACAAGAAAAGACTCGACAGATAATAGATGGATTTAGTATTGATAGTAGGATACAAGGTATATTAAGAAGTTTAAAAACAGAGGGGTATATGATTGCTTGTGCAACAAACTCTATAAGAGAAACTGCAAAATTACAATTAATTAGAAAAGGATTCTTTGAGTATATAGATTTTATGTATTCAAATCAAGATGTAAAAAACCCAAAACCTAACTCAGAAATATATATGAGATGTATGATACAGGCAGGAGTGAATCCAAATGAGACATTAATCGTAGAAGATTCACATATTGGTAGGAAAGGTGC